TGTGCTTAACCAAGCGCCTGTACCATCAACATATGATGGCTTTGATAAAATGGCTCCTATCTAGTCTTCATTTACTAGATTTGCAAAGTGTGCCATAATGTCATCATCTTCTGCTGAAGGTGTTGCCGAAGACATCTCTGCTGTTTCCATTTGAACTGGTTCTGCTGCTCTCATTGTTGGGGCTGGTTGTGGTTCTCCTAGAGACTCTTCTTGCTTCATAGTTGGAGCTCCAACTGAAGCCTGCTCTCCAAGAACAGCCATAAGTTTAGCTTGTAGTTCATCATATGTTTTATAATTCTTCGGATCTGTATATTCACGCAGATCATGAAGTTGATTATAAATTTCTTCAAGATAAGCATCGTCTGAAGACAGTTCAGTCTGAGCAGCAAACTCTGATTTATCGTAATTACGATAACCTTCTACATCACGAATTTTCAATTTAAAGTTTGCACCACTCCAAAAATCAAATGGATTAATAGGTTCTTCATCTTGAAAATCTGGTTGCATAGCATCCATCAATTTATCAAAGATTTTCTTTCCATACTGGAATAAGAATACCTTACCTTCATTAGCTGGATTGCCAGGATCTGAAACAACTAGAACATTTGAAACATGATGTAAGCGCCGCTTTTGTTTACGAGCAACTTCTTTATCTGATTCAATACCAGAGTTCCAGAGTTTACTATTTAATTCGCCTACTGGATCATTTTGTCCAATAGAAGTAAGAGAACGCTCGATATACCAACGCCCTGTTGGGCCTTTAAAACCATGATCCCAATAACGGTTCCATGGGAGTTCTGATCCTTCAGATGCTGGGAGAAAACGGATAACTGCATAACCATTATTAGATTTATCTACAGTTGGTTTCCAGATTCGATCGTCAGTGTACTTATTACCTGATTGATTTGTATTAGTAGATTCTGCTGCTTTTACAAGTTGATCGATTGCGTTACGATTACGTTTTAGATTTGCGAATGACATATTTTGTTTTCCTTATACTGAAATATATTTTTTTATGTACTGTAATATTATACAACATTTTGACTTTGTTGTACAGAGTATTTATTCAAAAAGAAGCTCATTTTGCCTTGGTAAAAAATTTAATTTCATTGCTTCAGCTTCAATCTTCTCTTTGATTAGTGGTGATATATACTTTTTAACATCCTCTGGATCTATATTAGTAATATCACATGCTTCAACTACGGCATCAATGTACCCTAGTTTTTTTACTAGAACCTGCTCTTCGATAAGTTTTGTAAACTTAGCACGATTCATAAAGTTTGTTTTTTCTTCGGTCATCTATCGAGTGCCCTTAATATGATAGTGTCTTTGTTAATCCTTCCATTTGGTTTTCCGGACTTAGTAGTAAGTTTGCCCCACTCTTTATTAATTTGATTAGGGGTCTTTTTAAGAGCCAATGGTAAAAACTCCTCTGGCTTTCTTAATCTGATATTACGTGATACATCTTCATCTATTCCCTTAATAGTAGTACCACTCACTTCAAAGCCTTGTGCTAATCTACAAACTAATTCCGTAATTAGCCTTGACTTTACATTAAACAAATATATTCTATTAGCACCAATAACATTAGTAGGATTAATAGAAACCAATTTATGTTCTTTTGACTCCTTAAGATAAGTTAATCTTGCGACTTGTTTATCTGCAGTTTTAACTTTAGGTGTTCTTGTTTTTCTCTGTGCTTTTTTAGAAGCCATATAGCGTTCTGCATCAGTGACAATGTCTTCTAAGAATTTCATATATGCCTTCTTTTCCTTAGCAGTCATATGTCTATATGCTTCTACTAGATCCTCAGGCTTCTTTGTAATTAATTCTTGCATCTCTTTAAGTTGCGGAAGATAAAACTCATAAACACCCTTTGCTGTATTATTAGGAGCATCTATCTTTTTTAATTCATCATATACAGATAATCCAGTTACTTCTGGAAAGGCATCTATCTTTTCTTCTATACCGGCAATAAAATCAGAAGTACGTTCTTTTACAATGTCTGCAATAGTACGCTTTGGTATATCATCAGTTTCTTCTTCTTTTACTTCGGCTTTCTTTCTACCCTTTTCTAAAATCTCTGCAATTCTTTTTTTAATTACTTCTTCACCTTTCCAGTATGAAGGAAATGGATTGCCTAGATTTTTCCAAGCAATAGTTGCAGATAGATATGGTAGAGCAGTAAAAGCCCACTCAGGTGCTTTTAGTGCCATCTGAGCGTCTGCTTTCTTTAGATTTTTACGAATATAATCTTTTATGACTTGAGTCAATTCTTTCTTGTCTACTTCCAACCGGAGGTAATCATTAAAGTGATTAAAGTTATTAGTAGGAGCAGCAGCAATACCTGTGCGTGCTCTACGAGAATAAACTTTTTTGATCTTTGCTCTTTTAGCCATAACACGATTCTTCCTCTATGATAATATTATTATATCATAGTTAAAAGGTCTTGTAAACCTTTTTTTATTAAAATTCTTCGTTAAGTTTAATTAGTTCTATCTCTCCATCACGATCACGGCGATGTTTTACATAGCCTTCATGACACAGATATAACATAGTCTGTTCTATTAATTCATCGTCACGTTCTTTACGATTGTTACGACCGATGGAGTACGAACAGTAAAATACTCCAATAATGCCTATTGCTAAAATGATAAGTGGATCTATACCAAACATATTATTCCTTTACTGCTATTGATAAATCTTCTGTTACATAAACACCATCAGTGAATTTCATAGAAGCAAGTATTTCATTAAACATAAACGGCGACAATGCTATTACATCATATCTACCACTTTTAGTGTTATACTGTCTCACATATACATATTCATCACTCATAATAACCTGAGCATCTTCTTGCCTATTGTCATTATCTACTATGGTTATAATTGTATAATCAAATTCGTTTTCGATACTAAACATTAGCGGCGCATACTTGCAGCATCTACTGCAGCCTGTTTATTATCTTTACGGATCGGCATTAGATTAGATTTATGAGTGACTACAATACCAGCAATCTCATCGCCTGTATATTTTGTACTTTCTTTACGTGTGCCATTGCTGCATATAGTATCTGAAGTTGAAATTCTAGGGCTATTTTCACGATAGTTTGGAATCTCTGAACGATATTCAGATTTCTTACCAGTAACACCCATGCGCTTTAGAAACTCATCATGTTCCTGAAGTGTATTTTTCCAGCCAGGTTTCTTTTTCATTTTACGCTTCTTGTTATTCAAAGAAGACATTCCACGTACTAAATGCATAGTCATATTATTTACCTCACACAGTTTCATCAACAATACGAATATAAGTTTGATCTTTCTCATTCTTTTTCATAAAGTGATAAAATAATCCATTTGATTTTGCAACATTCTCTATAGACATAGGGCCCTTCCAGCTATCTGTAGAAGATTCTGTTTCATAACCTGTTTGATTATTTTCTTCATCAAATCTTCTAATTGCTATGGTCCCTTTTATACTATCCATTTTATAATATTCTTTACGGGTTGTAAACCCCCCATTTTCTTTTTTTATATAATATCCTATAAAAAAAGTTTGATTTCTATTAGTGGTTCTATTTGTAACATATATTCTGTAAGTATCGCCGCTGTCATGAAGATTGTCAAGATCAACACCAAAACGATTATTATTTTCAGAATATAAACTAGAATCTAGGGGATGTACCCCTGTTATAATATCACGAAATGTTGAAATATTAGGAGTACCAACAGCTACAGAAATTTTACCATCACGCATAGCAAACATTAACTCATTAATGTGTTTACGTCGTTCTTCGGGTAAAGCTTTTAGTCTAGGTGAAAATTGTTCAAATAGACCTACTAATTGTCCAGCCATTGGTTAACTCCTTTTATAGTATTTATCTACAAGCGAAGCTAATTACTTTATCTACACGAAAAGAACGCCAACCTTCAGCGTTTATATCCCATACGGGAATAACTTCTTCGTTAATGGACCGCATTTTTTTCTGAGAAAGAGGATCTTCTTTCTTAGCGGCTGGGATAATATTTGGTTGAAGAGTGCATATCATATCACGTTCTTCACCATTTGTTTTCTTAA